TAACCGATTCTCAATTGACTCAATTTCTTCGTTAGTCTCAAAGACTGTTTTACCATCGTTATTGTTTAGGTAAAAGATAGCGGTTTTGTAAGGCATATCATTGCCACAGTCGTTATGCATATCAAATGCATGTATCTTACTTGTTGGCATCGTAAGATTAGCCTTTACCCTAAGATACTTATTTGGCATAAAGAAATCGTTGAATGGTTTAAGCAGATGAGTATGTTCACTTTCAGCTTTGCCATTATAATAAAAACTATGACTCATCTGTTGGTTCCAAGTCTCGCTGTGACCAAGCGCTGTAGTCTTGGTTGGTGAGTAGAACCAAGGTAGTTGCATAACTCCACCCGCAAATTTAATGAAGGTATCCTTATCCAAAAAATTATCAATTATGTCCATCGTAGTCTTTCAAGTATGAATGGAACTCGTCCTTTGAGATAATGTAAAAGTAAGACTGAGTCCAATCGGTTTCCTGCGTTATTTTTGTTATCCTATGGCTACCGTCAACCATCCTATATCTTTTTCCAAAAGGATTAGTTACACCGTCAGCAATTATTCCTGGGCAAGGTATGTCAGCTCGTTTGTATCGTAGGCCGTATCCTCCATGTATTTTCATATCGGGATCGTCCATGTACTTCCATGCGATATCAATATGCGGGACCAATACTGGTTCTCTTGAGTTGATCAATGGAAGGAGATCCTCAAGATCAATGTATTGGTCCCGCTCACTAACGGACCACTTAGCTCTACAACTATGAGTTCCCGTTAACATTGTAAAAAGTATATAAGCATGTAAGTTCCTCACCAGCACCAATGTCTCTTGTGGCTGTAATAAAGTATCTGCTGTCTCGACGAACCTTCTCAATGTTTGGTTCAGTCGAATGGTTATAAAAGGCACCGAGTGGTGTTCGGCAAAGTTGTTCACCCCAGTAGAAATGAGACATTCCGATCTCAGTGCCCTTTTTTATTTCTTCAATAGCAAATAATCCTAGACCCTCAATATCTGAGTTACGAATAGTTACGCAGCTAGGAAGAGGTCTATACATTAGAAATACTTCTCAAGCATTGATAGTTGATCATCGTATACTGCGATTTCAGCAAGTTCTTTTTCTATTGAGTCGACCACGTCTGGATGTTCAGCAATTCCTTGTGCTCGCTCAAGATAGATCTCAACGTTAGCCACATGCTTTTGAATGTGACCATGCGCGTGAGCCTTCAGGGCTTTAATTAAATGTTCTCTCATTTTTACCTCTTAATCCAAAGTTCTATTGATTTTAATACGAGCGGTCTGACCGACATCGTATTGGCGTTTGCTATAGAACGTCAAGTTTTCTTCACCTACCCTTACGGTAACAGTGTTTGATACAAATACGTCCTTGATTGATGTTTCGTACTGAACACTACACTGCTCAACATTTTGGTAACCGATAATCTTTTGATTGCCTTTACCGCCAATGATAGCTCCGGTTAGTGCTCCTACTCCAGTGGCAACTTCCTTGCCAGATCCTTTCCCAACTTGGTTACCAAGGATACCTCCGATGATACCACCAAGGATGGCACCGTCTTGGTTCATGTTTCCTTGACCATAGATTGGTACTTGGTTTACCTCACAAGCACGATACGGCGTTTGGACTCGCTGCTGTGTATAGGTAGGGTCTACGTCTACGACCGTACCTGTGAGGTAAACTGTATCAGCATGTGCAGGTGCACAGCCAATAACGAATGCGGCGACTAGCCCCGCTTTAACTAGTGATGTATTCATAAATATGTTTCCACTTCCAGTATCTTGGGATCTCTCCCTCATAGTTAGCGTTATGATCGTGAGCAACTAGGATTGAGTCAAGACCATGAAGAAGACCTTCCTCAGCGTTTTCGACTTTATCCTCTACCCAGTAACACTCGGTATCAGCATACTTACGTAATGCATCTTCCTTGTCTGCTCCGCAATCCAAACAGATTACTTCGTCAAAGACAGTTTCACCAAAGAGCATTTCTAGGTTACGCTTACGAAGCTTACCTGCATACTTGTCTAGGCTTAGACTCGTAATGCAGTGGAACACAAACCCGTGTTCCTTATGCAGCTTCTTGATGTAGTATACCGCATCTCTTAGAGGAGGTAAGAAACCAATCGCAGCAGATTCGTTAAAGTCACGAACCAGTGATTTGGTAACATGTCTTGGTATACCATACCTTTTTGCTACATCGTAATGATGTTCATCGGTAAGCTCGTAACCACGAGCCTCCATCCAACAGTCGAAGGAGTAGGCCCAATCGACCAAGACTCCATCACAATCAACTAAAATTAATTTATCTTTTTTATACATGTTCATAATATCCCCGTCCAACGAACGCGTTCCATGCAATTATCCTCGAAGATGTTTCCACGAGTGAAGTTAGTTGCAGGACCGTTCCAACCAGCAGACATAAGTAAGTCTCCGGTCTTAAAACCTTTCTTTGAGTTGTCTTTACGACAGATGAAACCAGCGCAAGATCGGCTCTGGTTGTAACCGCAGATTTGTACGATACGATCGTAGTTGCGACCTGACTCAATTACGTAAGTTGGTAACGGCATATCTTTACCGCTTGACCACCGAGAGTAGTCCTTGACCATGTAATCTAGCACATTTTGTACTGCATTTTCGTAGTTCATAATATATTCTCCTTCCATTTGATAGTACTATTATACACTATATCGAAGGAGATGTAAATAGCAAATATGAAAAAAGTTCATTTTTTTTCATATTTTTTCACATTTTTTTCACTGCTTTGCCTATGGTATTACCTGCAAAACAGCCAACACACGCTGCGACAAACACTGGAAGTGCGTTTTTAATGTCCCATTTCTTGACGGTTTCGTCGAAAAAAACTACTGTAAGTAACATGATAAAAAATGCTGTAAACATAGCCATCAGCGAAAATGCTATGGATCTACCTGTCTTGGCTATGATATTCTTTAGGTTCATTTTAATACCCTATTGTGCAGTTTTTCGTATAGCTTGTTTGCACGTTCAAGCTTATCGACTTTATCCTCTAACTCTTTGATGTAGTCAATCACAACGCCCTTTTCACAAAGAGTCTCACAACAAATTCCAATCTGTTGATGAGCCCTAACGGCCAAAGATTTTTCTCTTCTTGTACTCATCAATGGTCTCCAATAATTTAGCGTCCCAGTTGTCCCTATGTTCGATAAAGACCTGAGAGTCCTCGTTGTCAACGGATATGATTGTCACTAGTTGAGTGATTGGCATACCAGTTCTTTCTTCCCACATAATGGCATATGCGGACTCCTGAATGAAGTAGTTCTCAATCCAAGATTTCTTTTTGGTTTTGCGCGAAGTCTTAAAGTCAATGATTGAAGGTTTACCATCAAACTCAGCTACACAATCCACCCTGCCAGCGATCTTAAGGTAATCAGAGTAGAGTGGACACTCCTGAGCATAGATCGTCCCGACCCTTTCGTCTAGGATCTGTTTAACGTCCATGAAGTCGGATATAATGTTTGGCATATATCCTTCCTTGAACTGTGGATCATTATCAAGATACTTCTCAATGATCTCATGTACAGCAGTACCTCGAGTTGCCGCTCGGTGCGATATCTTATTCGCTTCCTCTGCGCCAACTCTGGCTCTCCACTTCTGAATTGCTTCCTCTGATAGGATTGACAATACCGTCGTTACTGACGGATACTGCTTACCCGTTGGCGTTTGATACTTACGCCCGCTGGAGGTTGTTTTCGCTTCTAGGTCTTCGTACCCTAGGTCTATTTGTTCGTGTATAAACATATTCTTCATCATCTATAAATTTCTTTGCTACGAAAGCGTTTTTGGACATTCTTTTGTGTTTGTTTGCATTCTTATTACGAGGATCAAATCTCTTGAACTTCGCCATGACACTTACTCTCTTATTTTCAGCATTTCCTTGGTCATAATGTAGTCCCGAACAAAGTCAGAACGTACAATGTCTTCCCAGCCAAATTCAAATACGGAAAACTTCCGTAGTTGTTCGACAATAGTTAAAAACTTCAATATGCCATTTTTATCACCTTCTTTGTTAAAATCAGATTGATAGTAGTCACCACACATGATAAACTTACAGTTACGACCAACACGAGTTATCACTGAGTCCAACTCATGAAAGGTCAAGTTCTGCATTTCATCAACGATGATGATTGCGTCGTTAATCGTAAGTCCACGAATAAACGAGGTGGAGATAAACCCTACGGTTCCCGCCGTTTTGAGTTTTGTCCACGCGTCAGGTTCGTTAAATAGTTCCGTGCATATTGCGCGGTATGGACCAGTGTATGCATCCTTCTTTTCTTCCTCATCTCCAGGAAGGAATCCGATGTCTCTCGTTGGAACGATCGATCTAACGATGACGACCTTGTCCTGTGAGCAATCTCTGTCGAGTGCATCTTCAAGAGCCAAGGACATAGCCAAGAATGTTTTGCCAGTTCCTGCAGATCCTGCAAGGACGAGATTGTTTCCTGCTTCATACTCATCGATTACATCTTTCTGTATTTTAGTTAAAGGCTCAAACTCAACCATATCGTCAAGTCTAACTTTAAGAGAACCGGCACTCTTTTTCACTGTTCAGTAATCCTTAATGTTATTTACTTTATATGTATCCTTGATCTTTGACATGGTTTCTCTGAAACCGTCATCGACCTTGAGATTAGTTCCACGTTCTGAAACTATCCTAGGAGCTGTTATAACTGTTTTGAAATGTGGGTTCTTCTTAAGAATCTCTTGAAGGCTATCCCATGACGTTAGTATCTCAAACTCTGAGTCGTCATCAGTGTTTCTCACCGTGTACGTAGGCATCTATGTCTTTCCTCAATTGATCTGCTCGTTTTCGCAAGTCAGAGACAATGGCGTCTTGACTCCATCCTTTATATGGATAAGCAGTATTATTATCTATACGTAACTTTTCATCTTCTTCACGACTGCGACGTTTCATGTAGTCGTAATAGCTTTCACGATTGACTGCATCACAGTCTGGATAACCTGTCTTTACAGGCGACGTTAAATCGTCTTGCGAAACTTTCCGCATCGTCTTTCTCCTCAAACAAATAGGTATCCTCATAGACGTTAGTATACTGTTGTACATCCCACTGCTGCTTAAGCATTTGAGATTTACACCAGTCCTTTGCTTCACTACGATAGTCGCTATGGAGCTTTATGATATGAGCATTCCAAGACCATCGCTTTTTATACTCAAAGATGTCAATAGGTAACATCACGCCGCAAACCACTCCGGTACATCACGTTTAGTCCAAGCCATTTTGAACCTAGACTGCTTTGTCTTGTAGTACATACGGTAGGACTTGACTGGATCCTCAGGGAACATACACTCAGGATTGGATTTCATTGCCAACTTGAAAGGAGTACGCTCAATGTTAGGAATATGGAACGGAGGTGCCATCAGTACTTTACGCAACTTAGTGTCAGTCATATGTACTTTACCATAACGATGCGTGAACTCGTCGCAAAGGGCGATGAAATGTTTGTAGTGCCATATATAGTTGTATAGACTTTCACGAGTCCAGACGGTACAAGGATGGTTAAAATGAACTGCCTTGTACAGTTGCTGCTCACGAAGGTCAGTTAACTTATATCGTTTGACCCTACGATTGTTCTTGCTTAGCTCATAGTACATAGTACCATCAAGCATGCGATGAGTTGTTGACAGCATTTGAGCTGACTCAATAACCATCTTATTGATATGCTTGTCACACTGCTCTCGTGCAGCTATGACAGGATCCTCATTTAGTATGAATAAGTTCATTCATCACTCCTACATCATATAATACAATATCTGGGTTATTCCACCTAGCAGCTTCTTTAGCCGCCTCTTCTTTGGATCCAAAGATCCTAACGTCATCGGTTGATTTCCAATTACCACCACGGCCCTTGACGAATTGCCAATCGCCTTCATCGATTTCGATCATTACGGCGTATGTTGGAAAAAGCTCTAGTTGTCGCATATATTACCCTCCTCTGTAGCATTCATAATTACTATTATACCACAAAAGAAGGGTAATGTAAATAGTTATTTTAAGTAATTTATGCTGCAAGTAACTCCTGTTCTATATCGTTGATTCGGCTGTTCAAGTAATCGTACTTAACTCTTAATTTATGCAGAATATGATAATTACCACGTTTCTCCATTCTGTACATATAATGTTTAAGCTCCTTTGAGTCTCGCTTCAATCTTTCTATTTGAGATCCATACATTTCGTCATCTCTCCGTTTGTTAGTGATTGGTCGTTGCCGAGATATAGTTAGGTTCCTCCGTTGTGTGATAGCTCCAAAAAGTGAAAAAGCCCTAGGACCGTAGAACGATCTTAGAGCTTTCAGTTGAATGATAATGTTTTCTTACCATAATGGTATTTATATTTTTACATCATTTAACGATTAGGCCCGGAAAAGCTTCTGACACTAGCTTTTTGGTAACTCCCTTATAGGCACCAGCTAGGTCCTTTTCCTTCATCTTAATAACAAGCTGCGCATCGTTAGGGTGGATTGCCTCAAGCAACTTGACGAACATCATCTCTACCTTTACGGGTTGGAGCGACTCGCCTGGGCCGCCTTTAACGAAATAGCGAAACCGTTTCGTTTGCTTATTAAGATTCGAGGGAACACTTTTTTCATCAGCAGGTGTGTATGGTGGCTCACCTTTAGGAAGAATGAATTCAACCTCGTCATCATATGCACCCTTCAAAACATCCCTAAGAGCAAGGGTATTGTACTCACGAAGTACTTCAACCTTGTCAACACGGGTAGGTGCTTCACCCGCTTTAGTTAGGATTTCATGGACTGTTAGTCCAGTCAACTTATTCACTGCCATTTTAGTAAAACTCCTCAACACATTCTATTAGCATTTTGCAACGTTTCTTAATAAGATAATTTAGGACATTCCTTTTGAGACCAATAGGATCCTCCTCAAACTTATTTATAATTGCTTCTTTTATATGACTAGGTGTGCAGGACAGATCGATTAGGTTCTTGTTGCGAACGTAATTACGATATGTGTTCTCGTCCATAACGGACTGCAGATCCTCTGCATGTTCTAGCCAATGTTCAATCTTTTTCTTAGTCACTGGCGACTGTCGTATACCATCAACAAAAGTATTATCAGGACTGAGACAATTAGGGACTCCATCACCTGAGTCTCCTTTCAGTATATGTTCGAATAGATAATGTCTTGGGTTCTTATCAGTCACTGCTTTCTTTTGCATTGGACT